GACATTTCCGTTCACTAAAGTCCCTATAAAACCATTAATTTTCGCTGGTGACAGAGCATTTTTTATACTATTTTCAGACGAATAAATAGCGTTTTCTCTCAAAAAATCAGCCAATGCTGAGCGGCTTATATATGGCAAATTGTTATCAATTTCCTTGCCATATTCTTCCCAAGCGGTACTAAATCTCTTCATATATTGGACAACAATAGATTCTTTTTTATCCTGTTGAATAGATTGTTCTGACTGCTCAATAACAGCGCTAGTGACCGGCTCATTATCTTCATCAAACCATCCATTTATGGCAACAGATTTTAGCTCGCAAAATAAATTATTTGCCAACTCTGCGTCTTTTGACTTTCTTTGTGTTATAGTGATTGGCTCATTATTTTTACCTGGTACTACACTCACCTCAATATCTAGTGCACCTCTCCATGCTGATGAGCCACGCGCTCTGTGTTGTGCTTCGTCATTAACTCCAGTATGATGGACAAGAAGCACAGAGCAATTAAATTCTTTTATCAGTGCAGAACAAGCATCTAGCATGGTTTTTGTGTCTTGGCTGCTGTTTTCATCACCTTGTAAAAATCTATGTAAAGTGTCAACCACTATAATAGATGGTTTAATGGCTAGCATTTTTAAACTACTAACAACTTTATAATAACCATCAGACGTATTAAGGTTGCATCCATCTTGACTAAGCCACATGTTCAATGAACTGACTTCATTATGTTGTTTCCATGCAGCCACACGGCCTCGTAATCCTTGATGGCCTTCTCCTGCTAAATAAACAACTTCACAATTCTTTACTTTATTGCCAAACCACTGGTTTTTGTGTGATGCCAAATGCAAGCACCAATCCAAAACAATAAATGTCTTGCCTCCACCTGATGGGCCATGGACCATTATCAATGCTTTTTCTTGAACCCAACCTTTAATTAACCATGATATAGGGCTTGTTTTTAAACTAAAATCATCTGCCTTTACTAAAAAGCCATTATGTTCTGGTTTTAACAAAGACATCAAGTCTTTGCCTGATTGAACGTAATCGTTTGCGTCGCCTGTTTCTGAAGGCATCACAAACCTTACGCCATATTTAGCACTTGCTTGCTCAGCATATCGTAAGCCAACTCCTGATTCATCATTGTCAGCTACAATGCAAATATCACTGTTTGGATATTTCTCTTTTATGATTCTTGTGACAGGAACTAAATTAGAAGCGCTATAAGCAATGATTGTTTTTTTGTTTGTAACTTCATTGATTGTTGCTCCAGTTGCAAAACCTTCCGCAATATAAATCACTGAGTCATCATCTCCTAATGACCAATATTTTTCTCCAGTAGCACCTCCTGGATGATATTTTTTTTCACCATCAACATCAATATATTGTAATGTTGAAAGTTTGCCATATTCATCAAATAATGGCACCATCAATCTACCGTCACCGGTTACCCTTGCACCATGAGACAATATACCTTTTTTTACTAAATAACCATGGTCGTTACTTGCATGGGTGCCGCTTTCCCAAATTTGTTCAACAGTAGAGGCGGCTCTTTCTCTAGACTGCTTTACCTCTGCATCTCTTAATGCCTTTGCCTCAGCCATTCTTTTTGAATGGCTTATTTCTTCTGCTGCCGTTAACTTTCTGCCAATCTCTGCTCTAAAATTAACCTCTATGCCAAGTCTCCAGCATCCAAATACACCGCATGGCATGAGTCCAGAGTAAAAAACATACCAACCTGTTTTATCTCCATACCCTCCTTTGCCTTTTGTGCCACTATTGAATCGATGCAATTGACCATCTATTTCAATAATATCAGGAGGAGCAATCCCATGCTGAATCATGGCATCTCTAAATTGAGACTCTGCTGAAGCAACTACCTTTTCTGAAGGCGGCACGAATTCACCGCCTAAAAGATTTGTAATATTACCCATTTAGATATTCCTGCAATTTGAGTAGAGTAGAGTAGCTAGGTTTATTTTCACCATTTGCAATTTTATACAAAGTATTGTAATGGATGCCAATTTTTTCAGCTACTATTTTCAAATTGCGGTCTTTTAATTTCTCAATGATGTCATTTAATTTCATTAATTCCATTTTTTAATTCCTTAATTATCCAAAAGTATTTAAATAATAATAAAAAAGTGTTTACACGTAAACAAAATTATTTTAATATTTTAATACCGCATCAAATTGAATAACTCAAACCGATGCTAAAATTAGGAGAAAATAATCATGGCTATTAGCCTAAAAAGCACAGTAGACCTCCATGCGAATGGAGTAAAGCTGTTAGTTTATGGTCAAGCTGGAGCTGGCAAAACATCATTAATCCCAACGTTGCCAAAACCAATCATCTTGTCCGCTGAAGGTGGATTGTTGTCAATTCAGGAAGCAAATTTGCCATACATTGAAATCACTTCAATGGATGACTTAAAAGAAGCTTATGACTGGATTGTTAATAATCAAGACTATGAGTCAGTTGCTTTAGACTCAATTAGTGAAATTGCAGAAGTTGTTTTAAATCATGAGCGTAAAATTACAAAGGACCCTCGTCAAGCTTACGGCGCCATGCAAGAACAAATGTCTGACATTATTAGGGCGTTTAGAGATTTGCCTGGCAAACACGTCTACATGAGTGCTAAGCTTGAAAAATCACAAGATGAAATGGGTAGGATTCTTTATGCTCCATCTATGCCTGGAAATAAAACAGGTCAAGCTCTTCCATACTTTTTTGACGAAGTTCTTGCTTTGAGGGTTGAAAAAGATAGCGAAGGAAATACTCAAAGGGCTCTTATGTGTGATAGTGACGGCTTATGGTCTGCAAAAGACAGGAGCGGAAAACTTTCTACATGGGAAGCCCCTGACTTAGGTTCTATTATTGCTAAGATTGGAGGTAAATAATGGAAGTTGACCAACTTGTTGAGTTTTGGCTTGAATTAAAAGAAGCAGAAAAACAAGCCACTGAAAAACGAAGAGAAGTAGAAGACAAGCTTTTGTTTTTGTTAGGTGTTCCAGAGACTTTGGATGGGACTCAAAACTTTGACATTAACAATGGATTTAAAGTGAAAGTTGTCGGCAGAATGGTAAGAAAAGTTGACTCTGACAAACTTCAAGAACTTGCTTTAGAGCATGGCTTGACAGACCATTTAAGTTCGTTGTTTAGGTGGTCTGCGGATATTAACGCTGCCGTTTGGAAGGCTTCTGCTCCATCAATCACCGAGCCATTGCTTGACGCAATTACAACAAAAGCAGGACGCCCATCATTTACTATTACTAAGGAGAATTAATCATGGCATCATTCGGACAATCATTCGTTGCAGACGAATTACCACAATCAAATAATTACGACCCAGTACCAGAAGGTTGGTATAACGTTGTTGTACACAGTGCTGAACTAAAACCAACAAAAGACAATTCTGGTCAATACATTAATGTTCGCTATGACATTACTGGTCCAACTCATCAAGGCCGTGTCATTTATGACATCATCAACATTAAAAATAAATCAAGTCAAGCCGAAGAAATTGGGCGGCAGCAATTAGGAAACCTAATGAGAGCAATTGGCTTGGCAAAAGTTGATGACACAGACGAATTAATTGGTGGAAACATTCAAGTAAAAGTTGGCATTCGTCAGCAAGAAGGATATGACCCAACAAACAACGTCAAGGCGTATAAATCGTTGTCTGGCTCAATCCCAACCCAGCAAACTCAACAGCCTCAACAAGAACAAAATTCGTCAAAATCAGCTCCTCCATGGGCTAAAAAGTAAAAAGGACTAGGAGGCGAAAGCCTCCTTTTATTTTCGATGAAAATACCAACTACGATAAATTTAATTGATTCTAATTATGAATCAAAAAAAGAAGACTTTAGACCGCACATGGGATGCTCGTTAATTGGCCATAAATGTGACAGATATTTATGGTATTCATTTAGATGGGCGTTTAAAGAAAATCATTCAGGAAGCACAAAAAGGTTATTCAATGTTGGACATGAATTTGAACCAATGATTATTAAAGATTTGAGAGATGTTGGAGTAGATATTAGAAGTAGTCAAGCTAGAGTTGAATTTGGCTCCCATGTTAGTGGTTCTGTTGATGGAATTATTTACTCAGGATTGGCTGAGTCTCCTAATAAAAGGCACGTATTTGAAGCAAAAACACACAGCCAAAAATCTTTTGATAAATTGTTAAAAGATGGAGTTCAAAAATCAAAACCTTTGCACTATATCCAAATGCAATCATACATGCTTGGATTGAATATTGACAGAGCGTTTTACATTGCAATAAATAAAAACACAAGCGAGTTATATGGCGAAAGAATTAAACTAGACAAAGAATTTGCTGAAAAATATATTAGCAGAGCAAAACGAATTGCTTTGCTAGATAGAAAACCAGAACCAATGTCAGTTGACCCAACTTGGTACGAATGCTCTTATTGCTCAGCAAAAGATATGTGTCACAAAAATTTACCAACAAATCAAGTAAATTGCAGAACATGCATTCATTCAACAGCAAGAGAAGACTCAACTTTTTATTGCGAAAAGTGGCAAGACAAAATTCCATATGATGCTCAACTTCACGGTTGTGATTGGCATGTATTTCATCCTGATTTAGTGCCGTATAAATTAAAACAAGCGCATGACGAATGGCATGCAATTTACATTGTCAACAATAAAGAAGTCTTGAATGGCAATGACGGATATAAATCAACCGAAATTGTTGCAAATGCTGAAGAATGTGCAAATCCATCTCAATTTACTAAAGAACTTCGTGAAACTATGGGTGCTAAAATCATAGACTCCAGGGGTGATTAAATGAAATGTACACATAAATTTTTGTTTGGAAAAAATGGAAATCCATTAAAATTAAGTAGACGTTTTAAAGAAAAAAGAGCATTTCCAACTGATTATTCAAGTACTTTTGATTATGTTAAAAAATACTTTAACCTTAATCCATATTTTGTAAGGAATACAAATGGCTATTAAACCTCATGAGTTTCAAGTTCATACAAATATTTGTGAAAAATGTCAAAGTGTAGACATTGACAATCCTTCGACTTTAATCAATTGCTGTTTATTGGGTGCACCTTTATTAAGAGACTTTTTGGCGCAAGTTTGTAGCAATAAAAATAAATCAGTCTTGAAATCTTTAAAAAATCAATTTCTCTCAAATGGAGACGGGAAAATATATAAGTCTACTTCTGAAAAAGTTAAAAAAGCAACATTATACAAATCGGACAAAATAAGCTAAGAGACTATCAACAAAAAGCAATTGACATGCTTTATGAGTGGTTGTCTAAAAACGAAGGAAATCCTTGTCTTGTATTACCAACTGGCGCTGGTAAAAGTCATGTTGTTGCTGCTTTGTGTAAAGACGCAGTTCAAAAATGGCCAGAGACACGAGTTTTGATGCTCACTCATGTTAAAGAACTAATTGAGCAAAATGCTGAAAAAATGAGGCAGCATTGGAAAGGTGCACCAATGGGAATTTATAGTGCATCTTTAAATCGTAGAGACTTGGACGAGCCAATCACATTTGCAGGCATTCAATCTGTTGCAAAGAAATCAAAACTTATTGGACATATTGATTTATGTATTATTGATGAAGCGCATTTGGTTTCGCATAAAGACGAAGGCGGCTACCGCACATTAATCAATGAACTGATTGCAATCAATCCATCTATGCGGGTGATAGGTTTAAGCGCAACTCCATACAGGCTTGGCCATGGATTAATTACTGACAAACCAGCTTTGTTTGACGGGTTAATAGAACCAGTAACAATAGAAGAATTGATTTCCCAAGGGCACCTTGCCCCTTTAAGGTCAAAAATTACAAAATTAAAATTATCAACAGAAGGGGTTCATAAAAAAGGAGGAGAGTATATTGAAAGCGAGCTGCAAGCAGCAGTTGATACAAACGACAATAATGTTCAAGTTGTTCAAGAGGTCATTAGACTTTCTGGAGAAAGAAAAGCATGGTTATTTTTCTGCGCTGGAGTACAACACGCTGAGCATGTTCGTGATGTTTTAACCAGTCATGGAGTGGAGGCTGAATGTGTCACTGGCCAAACTGGGCAAGCTGATAGGCGTAGAATTTTAAATGACTTCAAGTCTGGTAAAATTAAAGCGTTGACAAATGCAAATATTTTAACAACTGGATTTGATTATCCAGACATTGACTTAATTGCCATGCTTCGCCCAACAATGTCACCAACGCTCTATGTGCAAATGGGTGGACGAGGATTAAGACCAAAATCTCACACTGACCATTGCCTAGTATTAGATTTTGCAGGTGTCGTAGAGATGCATGGACCAATTACTAAAGTTAAGCCTCCTAAAAAATTAGGCACAGGAGAAGGCGAGGCGCCAATTAAGGTATGTGATAATTGCTTTGAAATTGTTCATGCAAGTGTAAAAGTATGCCCATGTTGCAATACTGAATTTCCAGCTCAAGAAAAAGAACCATTAAAGCTACATGATGTTGACATCATGGGGATTCACGGAACAGATATGAAAGTCACTTCATGGAAGTGGTCAAAACATGTAAGCAAATCAAGCGAAAAAGATATGTTAAAAGTGACTTATTATGGTTCATTGTCAGATATGCCTGTTACTGAATATTTGTGTGTTACACACGACGGATATGCAGGGCAAAAGGCAAGAAATTTAATGGCAATTATTGCTGCAAAATCTAATGGACATATCATGGATGACTTGTCAGAAACTGCACTTGTTATGACTAATTCAAGTCCTCCAAATGAGATTGAATATAAAAAAGATGGCAAATATTATCGAGTTATTGATAGGAGATGGTCATGAGACATGAAGAACCTGAGTTCGTAAAAAAATGGAGATATAACCCAACTCCAAAATGCTGCCACACTTGTGATTGGTACGACAAACAAGGAGTATGTCAATTTCATCAATCTGAGCCTCCAAAAGAATTTGCTGAAACAATTAATGCTTGCTCAACTTGGATTGAGGAGATACCATTTTGAAAAGTGAACATTTAGAGCAAACTGAATTTGTGAGTTGGTTTAAAAAACGCTATTGGCCAGAACATAGAATATTTGCAATTCCAAATGGAGGCCACAGAAGCAAACCTGAAGCAATGAAACTTAAATGTGAAGGGGTGTCTCCAGGTGTGCCTGATTTAATGATTCCTAGCATAAAAGTATTTATTGAAATGAAAAGAGAAAAAGGAGGTGTTGTGTCTAAAGAACAAAAAGAATGGATTGAATACTTGTCAACAAATGGATATATTGTTAAGGTATGTAATGGCTTCGAAGATGCAAAACAGTTTATTTTGTCAATTATTTAACACTTTTGTGTTTACACATTAACAAACTAGTATTAATATAATAAAACTTTCAACAAAAAAGGATATTAAAAATGGATAATAAATTATTACAATCAGTGAAAAAAATGCACCAAAAGTTTGGTCTGCAAAACAATGTTGGGGTAACTCACTTATCAGATGAAGAGAAAAAATTTCGCATTGTTGCATTAAGAGAAGAAATCGACGAATATGAAGCTGCAACTGATTTAGTTAACGAGTATGATGCGTTGATTGATTTAATGGTGTTTGCGGTTGGTACTTTTGAGCGTCAAGGGTTTCCATTGCAAGAAGGTTTTGACGCTGTAATGGCTTGTAACATGAAAAAAGAATTAGCTGGTTCTTCAGAAAATAGCAAGCGTGGATTTAAACGTGACCTTGTTAAACCAGAAGGATGGACTGGTCCAGAGCAGCATCTTGCTGAAATATTAAATAAACCACAATTTATTGAGCAATCAAAAAAATATGACTCTGGAAAAGCTCCACTGGACTTGATTCCACTTGAGCCTTTATTAATGATTGCTGATGTATTGCAATTCGGAGTTGACAAATATGGAAGAAATAACTGGAGAATGAACAACGTTCCTGAATTTTCTCGTCTTTATGCTTCAATACTTAGACACCTAATGAGTTGGAACGAAGGTGAAGATTTAGATAAGGAGTCTGGAATGTCTCATCTTGCTCATGCAGCCACTCAGTTGATGTTCTTAATTTACCATTCAATTCATAGTCCATCAAAAGATAATCGTTTTAGCAAGGGTTTATAACATGAAAAGTATTCAACAAATACGAGATATATTCCAACAAAAACTTCGTGAGTCGTGTTTTGTACTGGATAAAACAGGAGTAAAAACTATTGAAATTATTGGCGAATCATTTTTGGCAAATGAAGAATCAATATTTGGAGAAGTTAACAAAGACTATATTCGAAGAGAATTAAATTGGTATATGAGCAAAAGCCTTAATGTCAATGACATTGAAAAACCAATCCCAAAAATATGGACTCAAATTTCAGACAAGCAAGGGTTTATTAACTCAAATTATGGTTGGGCAATTTTCAGTGAAGAAAATGGTAATCAGTTTGACAAATGTGTCAGTCATATCAATGTTGACAATAACACTAGACGAGCTTGCATGATTTACACTAGACCATCAATGCATAAAGATTATGCAAAAGGTGGTATGAGTGACTTTATGTGTACTCACGCAGTAAATTATTATGTCAGGAATGGTCAGATACATGCTGTAGTTCAGATGCGCTCTAATGATGTTGTAATGGGTTATAAGAACGATTATGCATGGCAAAAGTATGTATTAGACTTGTTATCAGAAAAAACAAACTTAAACCCAGGCAATATTATTTGGAACGCTGGTTCATTGCACGTTTATGAGCGTCACTTTAATCTTTTGGAGCAATCATGATTATTAATCCATTCTCATCAATACCATCTCATCCTAAATCTCATGTCAGAGGTTGGGCTCAACATTGGGCAAATTCATTAAATGTTAAAGTTGCTCATAAAGGAGATGACTTTTCTCAAAAATCAGATTTATATATTGACCATGGCGTGAACTTTGGAGGAGGATTAAACCTATTTGGTG